CCAAAAGAAGTATTTGAGTTTGTTAAATCACACTGTGCTCCAGTTCCGGCAAAAATACCAATATCACAGTTAATTGTGAATATAGAAACCAACTGAGCATAGGCATTATTTGTCAGTGATACACCAATACCAGCCTCATTATATTGTGTGAATGAGTCACATACCATTGATTTAAGGTCTGCACCGGAACCCACATCAGTCGCAACAGCATGATCACCATTGATTTTCATACCAATACTTCCGGTCATAAAGTTGGTACAGTTACGAATATATGGAGACCTCCATCTACCGGAAGAACCCTCATCGGCAGGTCCTACACCAGTAAATCCACTTCTTGCACCAGTAGATATTCCTGCATTAATGTCTGTTTGTGTTGGTGGAAATGCAACGGCACCGGCACCATCACAACCAATAGATGTTCCGGCACCAATAACATCACCGGCAAAACTTAGGTTCTCGACCAAACAACCACGACGAACATGAATGACATCATCAGTTTTGTTTTGTGGAACGATGGTTACAAGTCTTAGATCTTCACCAGTAACTGATACATCGGTTCTCAATCCAACAGGATTATTTTCAAGATATTTACCTGGTCTTATTTTAATCGTATCACCCTCTTGTGCCACTGCGGCAGCACCACCGAGTGTTGCCTTGGCATCACCTTCAAGTAATCCACTGTTACTATCTTGACCGTTCTTTGTAACCCAAATGGTTCTTTTAGTTTCTACACCTGGTGGTCTCCATGATACTCCGGTTCCAACAGACGCTAAACGATAATCAGTAGCACCTACAGAGGGTCCACCAGTGCTATTATTAACATCAATAAGAGAACTATCTAATTCTAAAGTTCCTTCTATTTTTGTATTATTTCCAACATTTAATTTTTCGCCAATACCGACACCACCACTGACAACTAGTGCTCCCGTGATAGTATTTGATGAAGTTTGAGTAGAATTAATTTTTCCTGTTCCATCAACATCAAGATTACCTTGCATATTGAGATTTTCACCAAGACCTAAACCACCAGTAACAACCAATGCTCCTGAAGTATTATCAGAAGAACCTTGAGAAGATCTTACTATTGCAGTTGCTCCAACATCAAGATCTGTTCCAACAAATAATTTTTTACTGATGGCAGCACCACCAGTTACATTCAGTGCTCCTCCGGCAGTGGATGATGTGCTATCAGTATCATTCCCAAGATAAACATCCTGACTAATACCAACACCACCTTTAATTACAAGCTGACCTGTAGTTTTTGAAGTAGAATTTTCCTCTGATGTACCGTCTCCAAGAAAAAGTTTTTTCTTTACAGAAACACCACCATCAACAATTAAACCGGCAGATGTAGAACTAGATACATCAATTGATGATGTAAATTCCACAACACCAGTGGCTTTAACTGTTCCATCAACATCTAATGTTCTTTGTGGATTATCGACGTTAATACCAACATCTGTCATTCTATAGATGTTAGAACTACCAGATCCAACAAATCCCCACAAATCTTGAGTGAATATTGTGGCAAGTCCAGTTTGATTACCAGGATCTCTTGCCGTTGGTATTAATGTATCAGTTCCAATACCTAAGCTATTTGTTTGAACAAAGTTGAGAATTGCAAATGTTTGTGCGGCACCAACNGAACCACCTTGTGCCGGAGTGGGGACAAAAATCCCCTCATCCATTAAGTTAATACCATCNGTTGCCTGAGGTTGAATGGAAACCCATGTTATGCCAAGTTCATCTTTACTTAAAAATTGTCCCGGTGATCCATCAGTATTTCTAGAATCATAAAGTTCATCCTGAATATGAATACTACCCGCAACATCAAGTTTTACCGTTGGATCTGGAGAGTAAGGTGAAGTATCAAGAGTAGCACCAATACCAGGATTAAAAGTACCAATTCCCAGCTTACCGGCATCTGTAAATACGAGAGAAGATGATTCTAGATTGTTTATCTGAAAAAGTGAATTGGAATTTGGTTCAGCACTAGATATTGAAACTTGTACTCCATTATCATTATGATCTACTCTTAGAAATGTTCCACCAACACCAACATCAAGTTGCTCTCTTACTGTAAGAATACCAACGACATCTACATTTTTTTCTGCGGATACATCATCTTTTAAAGTTGTGATACCTGCTAATGTTGTATCACCAGTTACACTTAAATTACCAAGTACACTTACATTTTTTTCAAATATAACGTCTTCTTTAAATGAAACACCTTTATTAAAACTTATATCACTTTCTAATGTAAGATTACCACCTAATACTAAGTTTCCATCTATGTCAATATCTTTTAGAAAAGTTACCTTTTCATTAAATTGAACTTCTGTTCCGAATACTTTTGCCATTTTAACTAAGAACACTCCCTAAAACGTTAGCAGCAAGTCCAACTGCTGGATTTCCTATACCTGCTACAACACCAACAGTTTCGAGATAATCAATACCAAGTTTACCACCGGATTTCATGCCTTCAAAAATTCTTGTGGTAAAATTACCACTGGTTGTTTCAACCAAATTGCCAAGTAATCCATCTGCCTGAATTTTATTTCCTCTCAATAAAACTTTTGCTTTTCCATTTATGTTTATATTTCTTCCGGCAATTAAATCTATATCTTCATCTGCCTGAAGAACGATATTGGCACCCTTAATTTTAACTTGTCCATCTTTCATCGCAGTAATAAGAATATCACCTTTCATTCCAGTGATGACAATATCAACAGCACCTTCAGGATTTGTCATTCCTGCCACAATTTCAAGAGATTTATCATTATGAAGTTGATATGTGCCACCTTCGGTTAAAGAACATAAATTGACATCCTTATTATCAGTTACAGCATAAATTTTATAAACATCAGGACCATTAGCACCTGTTTCAGGATTGGCAACATCAATCCTGAATTTAGGTCCATAAGAATGTATACTTCTACCTTCCCAATTTTCTGTCGTTCTTTTTGCCATATTATGTTACACAGTCTATAACTTCTATTACATTTTGACCTGGTGGTGCTTCTGGTATTCTTCCAATAATTGGTCTTAATATAGCTCCGGTTCCAATCGTGGCTTTCAATTTAGGTAAACGAGTTGTCCTAACAATATTTATTGGTTTTACAGATATAATGTTTCCATCATCATTAACTACCACATTATATGGTGTTCCAATATCATCAATAACTTCTGTTTCAACAGGATCATAATCATCTCCGGGATCATCAATCACAACATCAATAACTCCAACTTCAATTTCTTCTGAAGAAATTGGAGAATTAATAACGCCAAGACCACCATCATCATCTTCACCTGGAATTGTAATTGTACCCACTGCTGGATAATTTTCACCAACAGATAACATACCATTAAATATTATTTCACCATCTTCATTATATGTTAATTGTGCAACCGCACCGTATCCCAATTCACACGAATCTTCAAAACTTATTAAAGGTTCTTTATAAGAATAATTTTTTCCAGGATCAGTAATTTCTACACCAATAATACTTGCAGTTCGTGTTACATTACTAGTAACATCACTCAATCCTGATGTATTATTAACAAAATCTCCCAAAATTGCTCTTCCAAAACCACCAACTCCATCACCACCAAATATATTAACTTTTGGACCACTGCAGAATAATGGTTCGGCACAATTTGGTTTTGTATATATCGATTTATTTTGTAAATCTTCTGGTAAATCAATATTTGCTAGTTTAAGGGCATTTCTAAGGTTTATATTTTTCATAACATTATCATATGTCTTATTCAAATCAAATGTTCGTTCGGCACCATATCCGAGTGTCCATTTTTTAACTCTTCCAGAACATTTTCCTTTATCTTGATTACAATCAAAAAATCCTGCAATAGAATAGAGAGTATCAATTGTTGAAGTTAAAAGATTTCTAATATTAATATTAACAAATTCCAATATAGGAGATAGAGCACCGATAAAACTATCCAGCCCAGAAGAAATTTGATTTGTAATATCATCAAGAAGATCACCGGCAAATTGTTCCACAACACAAGTTCCAAAATTTACAATCTCATTCACGGTTGCTTCAATTTTATTTTTGATCGTTGCACCAAGACCATCAATAATTTTTCCGGGAAGACATCCTAACTGTTCTTCTAAAGCTTTAACTGCCGGAACCAATGCCTTTATTGCCGCAATAGCAGGAAGATGTCCCTTAGATTTTTCAATAGCTTCATATAATAAATCTAAACCTTTACTTATTATCGGAATTAATAAATTATATAAACCATTCATCATTGCCGAAACAGCATTATTTGATAATCTTTGTATTTTTTTGGTTACAGTGGCAATATCTTGAAAGAAATCTACACCCTCACCAACTATACCAAGAAAATTTTCAAGAACAGAAGTAACTTCTGCTAAAAAATTATCATCACATCCATCTGCCGGAGTTATAATTTGTCCATCTGCCTTTGATGCAGGTATTTTAGTTTGACCACTTGCCGCATTTACCTTTTCAGTTTGTTTAGAAGATAATGATGTTGGTGTTGGTTGACTATCACTATTTTGTTCATTAGATTCATCAGGTTCTAATGTTCCTTCAGGAGCAGGTATACCAGATGTGTATCCTGTGAATGGAATAAATCCAAATTTATCGGATGGTTGTCCTTGAGGAACCTGTGCTGTTCTACCAAATGCGCCCATGATCATAGGGATTTGTGCATTATCCCCATCCATGAAGAAACCAATAACAACATCACCGGGACGTAATTTCACATTTTCTGCAAAATTACATGCTCCAGTTCCGCCCGTTGTTGGTAATAGACAACCTGCCCATGGCAAATCATCATCACCCAAATCGTCTTTACTATATGGGTGATAACCCATAATTCTCACTTTATATCTATTTCCCCATCCTTCACCTTTATTTTGATTACCCAAAGATTCTCCAGGGGGAATCTGACCAATCCACCAACGGAATCCGTCTCTACCTATAAAATTACTTTTTAACAGTGATTCTTCTATCATTTCCCGGTGTATAATCCGAATGTATCTCTAATTAAAAGCATCGATGTAAAAGACCTTGTTGGTTCAAAATGATGGCACAGTTCTTTTATCATATATAGTCCACTTTGCTCAGAGTCAAATTCTCCACCATCCCCAGAAGAAATTTTTGGAAAGAAGCATTTTATTACATTACCAGCTCTCAAATTAGTATTACAAGGAACAGTCATACTGACTGTCTGAGTAAACAATCCATTATACATCATGATTGATTGTGCCTGATTTAAACTTGGATCTGCATTTTCATTAGTAGATACAGTTTGTTCCATTGTCCCTCTATCAACAACTGCGGATAATATTCTTGTAGGAATTTCTCCAAGTGTCTTTTCACTAACATCATCTATCTTTGGAAGTTTCAGTTTATCTCCAAGATTTTCTATCTTATCTTTATAATTACTAGATTGAAACAATCCTTTTTCTGGTGTTGTAAAATTAAATGTCAGCGGATCAAAGAACATCCTTTGACTTGCATATGAACCCAACCTCAACTTTTCTATTAGGTTTTGATTTATATTTGTCGAATATTCACTGATAATAATATCATTAATACTTCTTTCCAATTCACTCCTATTTACTTGAGAATCAACATAGACGGGCACTTGATTTATTTTTGCCTTTTCAATTCCATCCTTAATTAAATTTTGAATTGATCTAAAATTAAATCCATCTTGTGTTTGATAAAATACAAAACCTGCCGTTGCGTCTCCAGAACTTACAGGTACTGCCTTTGATGCCAACCAGACTAAAACCGTGAATGGTTTTCTCAAATTTCCAATAAATCCATATGGATTTTGAGATTTTTCAATAGATGTATCATCAAACTGATTTGTTTTTAATACATTTTCTAGCATTAATTTAACAGAATCACTAATTGATAAACTTGTTGGATATTTTTTCACAACTCTTGTAGTCTCATTTGTTATTGCTTCTCTTGAAACTAAGTGTAGAGTAAAACTTTCTCTTTGAGTTTCGGAAAATACATCTGTAATACTGGAAACATACAAATATTTTTTGGGATCAGTAGAAAAATCTAGTCCTGTCTTTCCAGGTCCACGATCCAGAATTTTCATGTCAACTCTTTCACCACCTCTGAGAGGAAGACCATGATAAATTGATTGTCTGAACTGACTTTTTCCATCTTTAGGTAATATTGAGTCACCCGTATTAATGACTTTAATTCTGGCAGTAACTGTAGGAGAAAAAATATCTTCGTAATAATCAACAGAAACTGTTCCTTGTCGTATATCAACAGTTCTCCTTTCAGTATCTCCTTCAGAAACTGTCGATTCTATGAATAATTTTTCGTATATTGAAGAATTTGCTGATGACATTTAAGTATATGCTAAATCTAAGAGTAATTGATTTTTGATAAAACTATTTAATGGATTTATCACAACTATTTGTGAAGAACCTCCACTACCTTGTATGATTTGTGGTGTCATATCATTTTCTTCAACCATAACTATAACTTTTCTTCTACTTTTTCTTGGTGGTTGATTAACTCCTTGCCGACTAAAAGGTTGTATGGACATTGCATCTGTTCCAGATTTAATAGGTATAATTCCTTCAGGACCAGATGATAAATGACCCAAAAGATATTGTCTTCCATTACCATCGGTTATGATAATCGAATTTCCATATCCCGCATTATATCCCGAATCATATTCCGATAATTTCAAATCACCTTTTAATGTTATTGGAGCACCGCTTCTAATCGGATAATCAAATCCACGATGGTTTCTTCCAGCACCAAGTCCATCTCCCATCGTATGACCTGATAGTGGTTTTCCATCAACAATAATATTATTCAAAACATTCTGTGGAATATATCCTCCGGCACCACCATACCCATCTCCAGTTTCAATGTGAAGGTGTGGTCCATAAGAATGACCGGTAGAACCAATTCTTCCTATGACCTTACCTTGAGGACCTACACCAAAAAATCTATTACTATCCATTTTTCTTTGTCCATTTCCACCGCCTTTATTTTTTCTAGATCTTTCTAATGCAGCTTCAATTGATTCTGGACTTATGGATGCTTTATTACCACCAGTACCAGAATATCTGGATTCTCCTCTTTGTCTTCCTGCCTCAGGATATGCCAGACCAATAGATGCAAATTCTCTTGCCAATTCCTGTGCCGCTTCTAATTTATTTTCACTTTCTCCTCTCAGGTATTGACCCACTGCAGGTCTTTTCACATCAGTGATATATTTTTTAAATTTCTCTTGGGTGCTTGAATCAAACAGATCAGTCATACTGATACTAGAAGATGAAACAAATCCTTTCATTGTTTTTGGAATAATCTGATACTTACCGGCAGCATATAACTGACCAGATCGTTGAAGATCCATGACCTCACCGACAGTCATCTGAGTCAAATCCTTACCAAAATATCTAGAGGCACCTCCAGGACTGTCACCTGCACGACCTCTATTCACAGAATTATAATCACCCTCACCACTTGCAATTACATCAAATAAATCTCCGGATGATGTTTGTTTATCACCAAGATCCTCATCACTTAATGGTGTTGTCAAAAGTTTTTTACCTTCTTTAATATCTGTTTCAATTGCTTTCCAGGAGTTTTCTAATTCATCCAATTTTTCTTTTAGTTTTCCCTTACTATCAAAGAAATCAAAATTTTTAAAATTTTCTTTTGCCTGATTAACAACATCACCAATCCCGACAAACCAATTTTTCACATTATTAATAAATGATTTTAATACATTGACTATCTTTTTAATTCTACCATATATTTTTTTCACACCATCAATTATCTCTGGAAGTTTGTTAACCAACCATCCGATTAACAAATACATAATCGCTTCAAAAACATTACCGGATGCTTGTTTTATTTTACTACCGGTAGATCCTAAAAAATTTTTAAATCCCACAGATGGTTTCTCTAGTTGTCTTTCTTTAACGGACCTCTGAGTTTTTTCTTTTTTTATTTTTTCTTTCTTCTGCTGATTTAAATATGATTTTCTTTTTAATTTACTTCTCTTTATAAAGGTATTCTTAAGAATAGTCGTAGATTTTGAAATAGAACTTGCACTTTCCTTTGCCTTCTCTAATTGATCAGAAAAAGTAGAATATCTAGTTTTTGACTCGGTAAACAATTTCATCTTATCCTATCACATTATATTGCACTTTAGAATACATTATGTAAAAATTATTAGGATTACTTGAAGAAATAGCAGGCACTTCAGATCCTGATACTGGATCTGCACCAGTAGATGGTGCCGGTCTAGATATTCTTTGTATAATCACTTCAGGCTCTTCCTCGACAGATGGTGCTGGTGGAATTGGGTTATTGGAAGGAATATTGGGACTATGAGTAGTAGGAGCAAAAGGATCGGTTCTGCCAGGTCCCGTAAGTTGTGCAGCTCTTGCGCGAGCTTCTGGGCTTCGATCTAGTTCAAATTTAGGTTCAGAAGGTTTAAAATCTTTTATCCATACTAAAGATTGTTTACCAATATCCATAGCCAAAAGATAATGTTCTGGTTTAAAAGATATTGCATCTGCAGGATCTGGAAATATTGATTTTGTTCTTTTCTCTCGTTTTTCTGGTTTTGTTTCTGTGTATGTCTTATCGGCACCTGTCATTTTATCAGCAATTTTTGCCGCTGCCTCGGATCCTTTATATCCACCATAAAGCATTCCGGCAAATCCACCAAGACTAGCACCTAACTTAGCACCAAAAGCGGCACCAGCCAATGTTCCTGCTCCAGGAACAACTGATCCAAGTATACCGCCTATGACGGCACCGGCAACACCACCTGCCGCAGTTCCTCCCAATTTTCCACCAATTCCACCTAAAGTTCCTCCACCAGCACCGGCAGCAGTTCCGGCAATTGCCTGTGTTTGAGTTTGACCAGAACTTGTTCTATTCGCATAATCAAATCCTGCAAATAATAATGAAGCTGCACCGGGTCTTGCAATATTTCTTAAACCTTTTGCTCCTTGCAATAATCTTCTTGATGATGCAACGGATCCTGCTGGTTTGGTAGGAACAGAAGAAGTAGATGATTTTCCACCCATTAAATTATTAAATTTTGACTTAATATCACCAAATGCTAATCTTGCCTTATCTCCAAAATTTGCCTTTCCTTGAAGACTTCTCGCAAAAGATTCATTATATCTACTAATACTGCCAGGACTTCTTAAAGGTCTTCCTGTTTTTGGGTCAACATTTTTTCCATAATTTAATCCAGTATTACTGCCACTGTTGTACATTCCAGATGGAGATCCACCTCCACTAGGTTTTGGTGGTACTTGTCTTCTAAATCCTTTAAAGAACTTTCTAATGACAGAACCAATTCCTCCTATCGCAGTTATACCGGCACCTATGGCTCCTATAATAGAAGGTATTCCTCCACTCATAAGGAGCATTAAACTACCAAAACCTAGTATTGCATTAACTACTTCTCCGGCAAGATTCTGAAGACCTTCTTCATCTTTTTTCTTCCATAATTCTATGGCAAGGAAACCTTTATTTGTTAACCACCCAAAGAACAATAATGTCAATACCTCTTTAAAGGTATCAAATATATTCTTAGCTTTTCCTGCTACAAAACTTACTGGTCTTAATAGAGATTTTTTTAGTCCTCGACCATCTTTTTCTAATGATTTTTCCTTTTTCTCCTTCTGTAACCTATCCTCTTCTTTCTTTTCTTCTCTATCTTTCTTCTTTAATAATTGCTGTTCTAATTTACTCTCTGTTACCAGATAGTCTGTGATTTGATTTAAAACTACCCCAGTATTATTCAGAGAAGTAACAAGAATCTCGAATGATTTTTGTATTTTTAATTGATCTTTAGATCCAGTCGAATCTCTTTCTTCTAACTTTACAAAAGATTTTTTAAGATCTAGAACATCTTTTTGTAAATCAGAAACAATACCCGCTAGTGGACTCTCTAGGGGAGCAGATATTTTTTCTACATCAATTGATTTTGGTTGTGAACCAATTGCCTTTGCAAGTCCACCATAATTAACTTTGGCAATATTAGCAGATTTTACACCAGAAAAAACAGAGGAAGACACCATCGTCTTCTTCAACTTTGGAGTTGTTTTAAAAGTAGGTGCCTTAAATATCTGACTACTAAATGCCATTCTTTTGTTGTGCCTTTAGATTTTCCTCTTCAATATAATTTTGTAGAAGTCCTATGTATACCTCTCTCTCCCAAGGAATCATATTTTCAAGCTCTGTCAATGAGTATTTATGATGCTGCATCAAGGCAAAGTTAGTTTTAAAGTATGACTCAAGATTCGTATGAGCCATACCTATGAGAAAAAAGCTGATAACCCTTCTAAAACAACATCACTCTTTACTTTAGTATTAGGATTGGTAACTTTTACCTTATGAGATAACTTAGGCATAGTCTCAAAGAACGATTCAATTTCTTTAAACTGTTGAGATGTCAACTGCTCAATGAATTCAGATAGTTCTTTTTTACTACACTCAGATCCACTCCAAGATTCTTCTTCATTAAAAATTTGATCGACACAAGAAGAAATCAAATCAAAGGATTCTGTGACTCCAACTCCACCGTCTTCGACAAAATTAGTTTTAATAAATTCTGCCAGAGATGGATACTTCATCCTCATAATAAGATTATCATCTAATTTAATATCTCTATTGTGCTTAGGATTTTTTTGTACCTTAATTTCGTCAAGAGGAATTAAAACAGGAACCTGTGTTTCTCCATCATCAGGACATGTGATCATAACTTCTACGGTTTCACCGACAGACTTTCCACGAATATTTAAAAACAAATATTCAATATCAAACGTTGACAGTTCATCAACTTTGACTCCTCTTGTAGAGATACAATTGCCGATTACGGTTTTGATAGCATCGGCAATTTCTTTCTGATTTTCAGATTCCATCGCAATGATAAGAATCTTTTCTTCTTTTACAAGAAAAGGTCTGTATCTAATCTTTTTTCCTGTTGACGGAAGTTCCAACTCATATGTCGGTGTCGCAATCTTTGGTAAAGGCATAATATCCTATGTCAAGTTCAATATTTTTATTTAGTTTAGTTTTCTGGAAGTCTGATATCAAAATCATAAGAAGTTGTCAAAGGTAAACTTCCACCACCATTCATTGCATCTCCTGCATCAGGAGGCTCTTTAAGATTACTTTTTTTGAGAATATTTTTTATATATCTTTCATAACTAAAAGTTACATTCATTTTCAATGTATCAGAATTACCATATTGAACTGGCAATGATGAAAGATTTACAGGAAACATTCCGTAGAATGTATATTGTAATTCCGATCCCTGATCACGTTCAAACTTATAGATGTCTATCGTATCACACTTATATCCACTATCTCCTCTAGGATATGTCATTCTGTAGTAATAATTATCATCTTGTTTATCTCTTAATGATTTTCCTCCGGCAATATAATCTATCCAACAATCAAAGAATCTTATCATTTTATAATCACGATCAACATAAAATTCCAAATCCATCTGAGTGTAAATTCTAGAATGTGCCATTCTTTCTTGAACACCCATATAATTTCCATCTATGTTCAATGTGGCAAGAGAACTACCGGGAAGTGATGCACTACTACATCTAAGACCTGCTTCTCTAGTTATAAAATTACTATCAACACCTTTACTATTCAAATATTTCATAAGATCAGTTTTCAATCCACTAAAATTAACTTGATAATAAGATGTCTGAGCTACCCTACCAATTTTAGTAATATATTCTGTTATTTTTTTACCTTTTTCTATTGGCATCTAAATAAATTATAAGGATTTACATTATTAAGTATTTAGATGTCATATAAGGGAAAATATAAACCTTCATATCCTAAAAAATACAAAGGTGACCCAACGAACGTAATTTATCGTTCTTTATGG